AGCCACGGCTAATCCATATCAACAGATAGAATGGGGTGTGAAGTACATACAGCACAGATACGGCACAGCCTGTGCAGCACTCAAACACTTCAAGCGTAAGGGATGGCATTGATGGCTCACGATGACGCGGCATGCCCTAGCCTGTACGGTGGTAGTTGCCAATGCGAGGATGCTGATGGCTAAGGAAAGCAAGCGCGATGGAAGGTGGAAGAAGTTACGCATCACCATCCTCAATCGCGATGGCTGGACATGCACCTACTGTGGTGATACGGCTAACGAGGTGGATCACATCATTCCACTCAAGCGTGGTGGGTCTGATGATCCAGATAACCTTGCTGCGTGCTGTCGAACATGCAATATACGCAAGAAAGACGGCAATGTGGGCGTTTTTTTAGCACAGACGGCTACCCCCCCTGTCTTTCGTGACCGTCTCTCTCCAAAACGGTCCAAACCGGTGCAAAACGGACATACTCAGTCAAAGATTTTGGTAGATTCGCCCTTTACGCTCGAAAGCAGTCCAGACCAGTCGGGGGGCAACTGAGAATGGCCAAGATCAGGGGCAAGACCACCCCAAGGCTGGAAACGCCTAAGCGCAAGGGCAAAAGCAAGGGCAAAGAGTTTGCCGAGTGGGTAGCCAAGTACTCAGATCCGCTGTTGCCGTGGCAAAAATACGTCTCAGAGCGCATGATGGTCACCAACCGCAAGGGTGAGTACACAATCACCACGCAGGGCCTCTTGATCGCTCGCCAGCAAGGCAAAACCCATTTAGCGCGTATGCGCATCCTCTATGAACTGTTCGCCGAGCCACGCAAGAGCCGGGTGATCGGTCTCTCGTCTAATCGCAATATGGCTATCGACACTTTCCGTCAAGTTGTCTCAGTCATCGAAGCCAATGATGAACTGATGGCCATGGTCAAGCAGATCCGCTATGCGAACGGTCAAGAGTCGGTCACCTTGCTCGATGGCAGCATGTATGAGATCGCAGCCGCTACCCGAGACGGTGTTCGAGGCAAGACCGCGCATCTGGTGTTCGTGGACGAGTTGCGCGAGATCACCCGGGAAGCATGGGCAGCCATCCGGCCTACCACCACAGCCACCAACGGAGTTTTGCTTACGGCTTCCAACGCCGGTGATGCGTTTAGCGATGTACTGAACACGCTACGCGAGACGGCCTTGAGTTACCCACCTAAGTCCTTGGGCTGGTGGGAGTACTCGGCTGAGCCATTCTGCAAACTAGATGACGTGACCCAGATCTTGCAGGCCAACCCGGCTATTGGCTACACGACCAAACTGGAGACCATTCAGGAGTACATCAAGACTGCCAAGGCCGAGGATGCCCGGACGGAGCACCTGTGCCTCTGGGTTGATGCCATTTCTAGCCCTTGGCCCTATATGGCCTTTGAGAATCTGACGGTGCAGGGTTTGAGCATGAACCCCGGTTCACTCACCATTTTTGGCATAGATACGGCCGTGACCAAGAAGAAAGCCAGCCTCGTAGCAGCCCAGTTGATGCCAGACGGCAAGATTGGCGTAGGCATCATGCAGCAATGGGAGTCAGACGTAGCGATCGATGAACTCAAGGTCGCTGCCGATATCAAGGCTTGGTGGGATAGATATCGACCCCGGATGCTGTGCTACGATAAGTATGCAACCGCCAGTATCGCCTCTCGGCTAGAACAATCTGGTTGTAAGGTTGTCGATATGTCGGGCCAGATCTTCTACACAGCGTGTAGTGATCTGCTCGACAGCATCGTGAACAATCGAATAGTCCACTCTGGCCAGACTGAGTTGGTCTCGTCAATGAATAATTGCGGAGCAAAGATCAACGATGCAGGTTGGCGCATTGTGCGCCGTAGATCCGCGGGGGATGTATCTGCTGCGATAGGTCTGGCCATGGTGGTCCACCAGTTACTCAAGCCGGTGTCGAAACCGGCTATCTTTGCCTGAAATGTCCTAATTGTGTGGTATCCTTTAGGTCATGGCATTCTGGGATCGCTTCCTCATTCAAGCACCTAAGGTACAAAGCGAGGTCAAGGCTCAGTATGCCCCTGCCGTTATGGGGGATGATTTTGGGTATTTCAACACTCAACTCATTACAAAGGTTAGCCGAGATGTTGCTATTTCTTTGCCCGCCATCGTCAGATCTCGCAATCTCATTGCTGGCACAATTGCAAGCATCCCGTTGCACCTTTACCGTAAATCTACCGGTGAAGAAGTCGGAAGCCCAAAGTGGCTTGAGCAACCGTCACTTCATCAGCCACGATCAGTAACGCTTGCATACACGGTCGATAGCCTTCTCTTCTACGGAGTCGCATATTGGCAAGTTACTGAACTCTATGCTGATGATGGCCGTCCGGCACGATTCCTTTGGATTGCACCAACTCGCGTAACACAGCAAGTCTCATCCGATAATCAATTCGTTACGCAGTACTACATCGATGGCGCACCAGTACCGATGCAAGGTCTTGGCTCGCTCGTTACATTCCAAGGACTTAGCGAAGGCATCCTGAACACCGGCGCGACTATCATCCGTCAAGCCTTTGAATTGCAAAACGCAGCGCATCGCGCAGCAGTCGCACCAATCCCATCCGGCGTAATCAAAAACACCGGAGCAGACCTAAGCGAAAACGAAGTTGCTGCATTGCTATCGCAATGGAAGGCTGCACGTCAAAAGGGATCGACCGCATATCTCACCAGCACTCTCGACTATATGCCCACGTCATTCTCACCCAAGGACATGGGCTATGCAGATCTCATCACTCAAGTCACCACACAGATTGCCCGGCTTTGCAATATCCCGGCTTACTATCTCTCGGCTGATGAGAACAACTCGATGACCTACGCGAATGTCCAAGACGAGCGCAAGCAACTCATCAGTCTTGCTTTGCAACCGTTTATCACAGCGATTGAATCGCGCTTGAGCATGGACGATATTACAAACAGCCAAAACTATGTTCGCTTTGCTGTTGATGAGACTTTCCTACGGGCAGACACTATGGAACGTCTAACAGCAATCGAGAAAATGATCCAGATCGGTCTCATCACCGTTGAGCAGGCGCGTGAGATGGAAGACCTATCACCGAACGGAGACACCAGTGAAATTGAACTTTAGCGTTAGCGACATTCAGGCTGACGAAGGCCGCCGTCTCATCTCCGGCAAGATTTTGCCGTTCGACAACGAGATTGGCCAGACCAATGTTGGTAAGGTCAAGTTTCGCAAGGGTTCGGTCAAGTGGGATGATGCCAAGAAGATCAAGTTTCTCCTTGAGCATGACGGTCGCAAGCCACTAGGTCGCGCCCAGTCCATCATGGCCGAGGACGATGCGCTTTATGCCACGTTCAAAGTATCAGCCACAACCCGAGGTAACGATGCTCTGATCGAGGCCAGCGAGCAACTCAGGTCTGGCTTGTCGGTTGGTGTGGAAGTTATCGATTCCGTCCGAGTCGGAAACGTTCTCGAAGTTATCGAGGCGCGACTTGAAGAAGTTTCTCTGGTATCCGCAGCGGCATTCAAGTCGGCTGAGGTGCTCGAGGTTGCTGCATCCGAGGTGGATGTAGTTGAAGACAACAACAACGAAAGCGAGGCATCTCAAGTGGAGAACACCACCCCTGAGACCGTTGCGCCTGAGGCAGTCGAAACTCCAGTAGAGGCCTCACGTCCAACAATCACCGCTGCCGTTGCTTACGCGAAGCCACGCATTGAGGTTACTCCGGGTGCATACCTTGAGAACACCGTCCGTGCATCGTTGGGCGATGATTCAGCCCGTCAATGGCTCGCAGCAGCAGCAGACACAACCGACAACGCTGGCTTGATCCCAACCCGGCAACTTTCCGAGGTTATCAATCCTCTTGCAAACGCAGACCGTCCATCGATCGACTCCATCAGCCGTGGCACTTTGCCTGATGCTGGTATGACCTTCGAGATTCCAAAGTTGACCCAAGCCCCAACGGTTGCAGTCACAGCGGAAGGCGCAGCACCATCCGACACCGATCAGAATGTCGCATTTGTTACCGTGAACGTTCAGAAGTTCGCAGGACAGCAGACCTTCTCAGTCGAGTTGCTCGATCGTTCAAGCCCGGCGTTCTTTGCTGAACTCACACGCCAGATGCAGTTTGCATACGCAAAGGCAACAAACGCACGCGTTGCGGCAGTTGTCGGCGCAGCCGCTACCGATGGTGGAAACCGCACCATGTCGGCAGCAAACCTTCTCGACTTCATCAGCGATGCAGCAGTCGATATCTACAAGGAATCCCTTGGCTTTGCGACCAACGTAGTTGTCTCGCCAGAGCAATGGGGCGTAATCATGGGCTTGATTGACGGCTCAAACCGTCCTCTCTATGTCCAGACCATCAACCCACAAAACGCATCGGGTAACCTGACCCCGACCGGCGTTCGTGGCAACATCAACGGTCTCAACCTTTATGTAGATCGTTCACTCTCGGGAACTGGCGATGGCACGATCGTTGTTCTCAACCCAGAGGGTTACACATGGTATGAGTCGGGAACATTCCGTCTCGAGTCCAACATCATCGCTTCCGGCCAGATCAACGTTGCGCTTTACGGTTATGGCGCAATCGCGACCAAGGTGGCTAAAGCAGCGTACAAGTGGATGGTTGCATAACCCATTCAGTAATCGTGACCCCGGTTCGAGGCTCGGCCGGGGTCACCCCTAACAGAGAGGATCAAAATGCCAGCAACATACGTCACCGTGGCTGAGTTGCGCACCAACCTCGGCATTGGCACTCTCTATCAAGATTCCGTAGTTGAGGAAGTCTGCCAGTCAGCCGAGAACCTACTCAAAGAGAAGTTGTGGTTCAACGAGCAGACCGTGGTTGCCATCTCAGCCCAAGACACGACCGGGCGCATCTACATTGCCGAGAATGTCCAGCAGTTCGTGGTTGGCGATGTAGTGACCATCGAGAACGTGCGCCAGCATTACAACGGCAGCAAGACCATTACAGCCGTCAAGAATAACGGCGAGCATTATTTAGAATTCGTCAATGCCCAGATAACGACTCGCGAGAAGCACAGCATTGCGCCTTATGGCCGAGTCTTCGGATCTACCAGCATCGATTACGCCACCCTCCCACAAGTCCGTGAAGCAGCCATGATGATTGCAGTTGATATATGGCAAGCCCGGCAGATGTCGGCCACCGGTGGTATAAGTCCAGATTTCCAGCCTTCACCCTATCGAATGGGCAATACGCTCATGGCCCGAGTCCGTGGCCTTATCGCTGATTATCTTCACCCCGGCGGTCTCGTAGGATGAGCGCGATCACAACCCTACGAGGAACGCTAGCAACCGCACTAGCAAGCGCATCGGTGTGGTCTGTGTTTTCCTTTCCTCCGGCCACACCGATTGCCAACTCATGCGTAATCAGCCCGGACGATCCGTATATCGTGCCAAGCAATGACGGCTACATAACCGTTGCGCCTTTGGTCAATTTCAAGATTACGCTTATCAAACCTCTGTTCGACAATCAAGGCAACCTGAACGGCATGGAAGATTACATTCTGGAACTGTTCAGCAAGTTGGCAGCCTCAACAGTCAAGTACACCATCGGCGAAGTCTCGTCACCAGCCGTCATGAATGCCTCATCGGGCGATTTCTTGGCTTGTGATGTTCGAGTCTCGATCCTATCGAGTTGGAGTTAGACATGGACAAGCGCACTAGATTTCTGGTCAAGATTGGCCAGATCGAAAAACCCAAAGCAGTAGCAAAACCCAAGAAGAAGGAAGAACCCAATGGCGATCACGCTGAATAACAAGGTAGGGGTCAAGATCGATACTGTGGATTTCAGCGATCTCGTCACCGCCGCAACCCTCAACATGGCGTTTGAGGAACTCGAAGTAACCGCAATGGGCGATACTGCTCGTCAGTACGTCAAGGGGCTTGAGACCGCAACCCTCACGCTCTCGTTCCTCAATGACCCAGCCACCAATGAAATCCTTGATGAACTTCTTAGCAACTACGGAGCAACCGTAGGCGTAAAGATGGTTCAGGACACAAGCACGGCAGTTGCAGACGGCAACAAGTTGTACACCTTCGACATTCTGGTCAATAATCTGACCCCTATCAACGGTGCTACCGGCGATCTGTCCTCACAGGATGTAACATTCACCGTGAACAGCGCAGTAACGGTAGCCGACACCGGCACATTCTAAGGAGCAAGACATGGCGAGCCTCAAAATTGTCCAAACGGACGGAACTACAACTGAACACAGAATCACACCAGCCGTAGAGTTTGCCTTTGAACAACATCACAAGATTGGCTTTCATAAGGCCTTCCGTGATCGTGAGCAGCAAGGCGATCTCTACTGGCTGGCGTGGGAGTGCCTTCGACGATCCGGCACGACCGTCAAGCCCTTTGGGATGGACTTCGTTGCAACGCTCGACAGCGTGGAAGTAGTCGAGGACAGTTTCCCAAAATAGACCGGGATTCAGTCACTTACCTGATAGCCCAACTCAGCGTTGAGACTGGAATCCCACCGAGCGAATGGCTAGCGATGGACGAGCGCATGTTTCGCGCCATCCTTGCCTACTTGAATGAAAAGGGTAAGGCGGTGAAACGTGCCAGTAAGGCTACAAGGCGTAAATGAAGTCAAGCGCGCCTTGCGTAAGTTTGACCCTGACCTATTCAAGGAAATGAACAAGGAGATTGGCACGGCCCTCAAAGGCATCACCAATGATGCCAAGTTGGATGTGGCTCAAGTATTTCTATCTGGAGCAGCCGACACCGGGGCAGTTCGCAAGTCGCGCACCGGACGCAAGGATGCCTTCCCGGTATATAACTCATCCACGATCCGCAGAGGCTTGACTTATAGCCTTGCCCGGAAGCGTGGAAACACAAGCGGCTGGACTGCCGCCTATTCGTTGCTCAACAAGTCGCGCATCGGTGCAATCGTTGAAATTGCTGGCACAAAAAATCCGTACGGTGATCCACGGAGTCGATCAAACAATCCTCAGGCTGGCCGTCAATTTATCGAAGCCTTGAACACCGACATTGGCACGATTGAAAGGGTTGGCAAAGGCCGTGGCCGCTTGATGTACCAAGCCCTTGCAGCCAATCAAGGCCGTGCGCGAGATGCCATCCTCAGGGCTATTGAAGCAGCAGCGACCAAGTACAAGGCGGCAACCCGATGACAATCACGATCCCAATTATTTCTGAATTCCAAGGTAAGGGATTCAAGCAGGCACAACAGCAAACATCAATGCTGGACAAAAGCCTCAAAAGACTTGGTATTACTCTCGGTGCTGCCCTTAGCGTGCGCAAGATTACCCAGTTCAGCAAAGCATCGGTCAAAGCCTTTATTGAGGAAGATAAGGCCGTTCAGGCCTTGGCTCGCAACCTGCAAAACTTAGGCATTGCCTATGACGTGCGCCCGGTTGAAGAATACATCCGCACCTTGCAATATGCGACAGGCGTGGCGGATGGTGAACTTCGTCCGGCGTTGCAGCAATTATTGACCAGCACCAAAAATCTAACCGTCAGCCAAGACTTGCTGAATCTAGCCCTTGATGTATCGGCCGGAACAGGCAAGAGCCTTGGCAGCGTAGTCCAAGCGTTGAGCCGTGCTTACCTTGGCACAAACACAAGCCTGACTCGATTGAACATTGGCTTGAGCAAAGCAGACCTAACTAGCAAAAGTTTCAACGAAATCACGGCCGACCTAACCGAGCGATTCTCTGGTCAGGCCGCTAGAGCCGCCCAAACCTATGCCGGACAATTGGCCATCCTTGGCGCAGCAGCCGATGATGCGCAAGAAATGCTTGGCGAAAAGTTGGTCAAGGCTGTTGAATTACTGCTTGATGAAAAGACTGGCGTAGTAGCCCTTGCAAGCACCTTTGAGGACATGGCTACATACACCGGTAACGTGGCTTTGGGTCTGGCCGATATTATCAAGCAAGTCAAAACCCTAGGCGGTCTAGTATCCGGTGGCCCTAGCGGTCGAGACCTAGTTCAAGCCATTCCGGTAGTCGGATCGTATTTAGAGATTCTTCAGGCACGAGGTGGCCGTCAATCCTCAGCCGAGTCTGCCAAGGCAGCAGCCATAGCCAGAGCCAATGCCAAAGAGCAAGCCATGTTGGCTACTCGCAACTTCCGCACTCAAAAGCGCACTACCACGGAAATCGAAAAGCAAAACAAACTCAAGAAGACAAGCGTGGATCTTGAGAAGCAAAAACTGGCTGAGGCTGGCAAGATGTTTGATGATGAGCGCATCAGCATCGCGGCCGCACTCAAAAATGAGTCACTTGATCGCAATGAGATCCTAAGGCTGGAACTCAAGAAGGCACTTATCAACGAGAATGCCGACCGAGCCGAGAAGTTGGCAGACCAACTCAAGTCATCCCAGCGTGAACTTTCAGCCCTAGCAAACTTCAAGGCTTCCAACCCATTCCAAGAATGGGAGGATGCTTTGGCTCGTATTAGAGCCGGCATGGCTTCTATCGGTGCGCCAGTCACCTCGGTAACACCTCAGGGAACTGTGTCGGGCCAGCAACCCCTTATAACGTCACCCTTGGCTACGCCTCAACTGGTAATGCCTTACACCAGCACAGAGAACATGCTTGATGGCGAGACCCCAGCACCAAAAGTAAACAGCACCGTCAATGTCTATGTATCCGGCACAGGCGGCCTTGATGATCAGGCAAAGCGCGATGTGGTTGATGCTGTGGTGGAGGCTTCGTCCTACGGCCTTGCAACAGGATGGTTCAGAACTGTGGGAGTAACGCCAGCGTGACCTACCCCATACAACTGACGGTCTCATTCGACTTCACCAGCGGCCCTTCCTTTGACCCTCCATTCCTCATTGGCATCAGCCAACTCGGCATCGGAGTTATGGGTGCTGGTGGTACTGCTTCGCAAGTAGTCGATCTCACGAGCCAGACCATCAGCATCAACATCCGGCGTGGCCGAGACCTTACGCAAGATAAGTTCAACCCCGGCACAGCCACGGTGCGAGTCATCGACCCCAACGGTGACTGGAATCCTCAGAACCCGGCATCGCCTTACTTTGGGTTATTGCAGCCCCTTCGCAAGTTGGTTGTGGCCGGTACTTATAACGCAGTCACCTATCCGCTATTTGCTGGCTACACGCTGGCCTATAACTACACCTACCCGACTAATGAAGAATTTGGTTATGTAGATATTCAATGCACCGATGCCTTCACGCTGTTCAACAAGTCAGCCGTGACAACCGTCACCGGGGCTACGGCTGGCCAGACCACAGGCACACGCATTACCGAGATTCTTGACCAGATTGGCTTTCCCGGCGGTCAGCGAGTATTAGACACAGGCGATATAACTGTCCAAGCAGACCCGGGAACGCTTCGCACCGTCCTCCAAGCCTTGCAGGATGTCGAGTTTACTGAGTATGGGGCTGTGTACATGGATGCCCGGGGTGACGTGGTATTCCGTGAGCGCACCGACCTTGTCGATGCTTTAGCCGCCAGCCCGACCGTGTTCAATCAAACGACCGGTATCCCCTACAAGAATCTCAAGTTTGCCTTCGATGATAAGTTGATTTTCAACGTTGCCAACTTCACCCGGGTTGGTGGCACGATGCAGACCCATACGGATCAGGACAGCATCGACACCTACTTCCCTCATGCCATCACCAAAGAGAATCTGCTGCATGAGACCGATGCAGCAACCCTTGATCTCGCCAAGGCTTATGTGGCCAACCGGTCTGTGACCGATATTCGCATCGACGCTATGAGCCTCGACTTGACCACGCCTAACTATCAGGCTGGCATCGAAGCGGCTTTGGGGCTGGACTTCCTGTCACCGGTGGAAATCAGCAACGACCAACCCGGTGGCTCGACCATCACCAAGACCTTGCAGATCTTTGGAGTTCAGCACCAGATCACGCCTCGCTCTTGGCTCACCACATTCACCACCAGCGAGCCTATCTTGACCGGGTTCATCATCGGCAATAGCACTTACGGTATAATCGGACAATCCAGACTCTAGGAGACTTAGATGGCATCAGGCTTTCCAGCATCAACCGGTGACGTACTTAGCGCACCCATGTTCAATG